CTTTTGGTTCCAACAGCACTGGAACAAAGAACATTTGCTTGCGGCTCTCAGAGTCTACGAATTTGAGGACATAACTTTCATTAGCAAAGCACCCAAAATCCCAAACAAAATCGTTTCCAGTCTCGGTAGACCACCAATTTACCTCAGGTCCATGAATGGCACAACCACGAATTGGTTTCCAAATGGTTCTCATAACCCAAGCAAGAAAAACGCATCATCCTTTGTCTACTTCCTCCACAATGTCAACCTGGTTCACCAATCATCAAAGAAGCCAGTCGTCATCTATGCCGGCTGCGCACCTGGACACAGCATGTCAATCATCTCACCATCATTTCTTGATAAGTTTGAGATAATCCACATTGACCCAAAAGACTGTCAAATGCCCGGACACATCAATGCACTCATGCGCTCTAGCGCATGTGATCATGTCATTGATTATTGTCCCACCTGCATTCACAGGCTCAAGGCGGATTATTTCTACTCAGACATCTCAACTGGTGGTGATCCAATGCTTGAGTGGCGTCTTCAATACAACTTTGTCGATAAGTTCAGACTTAGTTGCCTTAAGTTGCGCGCTCTCAACAATGTTGACAAAAGCTACGTCTTCAGGATCAATGGCGACTTCTACAGGCAAGCTTACGCCAAGGTTGGCTCCCAGGAGGTTCGCGCTCTCATTGATGCAAGGAAGCCAGTCCTCAGGGTCACAGCTGGAGAAATTGAAGGCCGCATGAATTACTTCACACAGCACTACAGAACCGCAGCACGTGATGAAGAGACCTACAAGATTCTCATGAAAGATGCAATTCAGAAGCCCACCGAGACTAAAGTCGTTAAGCCTGTCTCAGTTTCATTGGCCGATTTCACCACTTTCAACATTGAAGTCAGTGAATTCGAAGTCAAAGAGTATGCTAGATCCTTGACTGATCAGCTTGCTGAGATCGAATCAGACTACAAACGTTTGACTATCGATGAAATGGCCTACAAAAACCTAAGTGGAGCCAAGAGAGCCATAATTAACTTCGCCACTTTGGCCCAAGAAGGGACAGTAGCCATCAATTGGCACAATGGTGTCCCCGGTGAGGGAAAGTCCTGGGACATTAAGAAAGCCTATCAAACGAACGAGATTGTCATCGCTCCTTCCAACAACCTCATGAAAACCTATCTTGATGACAAAACCAAGAAGATAATTGCATTGACTTATGAGATTGCTTTCAAAATTCCAGACTCTTCTGTGTCCAAGATTTACATTGATGAGGCTACAAAGCTCCCGGCCCCATGGTTTCTTTGTCTTAAGAATGCCTATCCAAATGCAGCTTTCTATGCTTATGGTGACGTCCTTCAGATTGGATTCAGAAACAGAAGCAAGAGAACTGTTGCAGCAGCTCTTTGGCCAGTCGAATACAATTGCCTGGTTTCGAGAAGACTCCCCTTGGATTGCATGAATCGACGCGTCAATTTCGGCTATCCAATTGATTGCACCACCATCACTGACATCCCCGGCGAAACAGTTTTCTCATGTGTTCCCGACGTCTTTGCACACGTGAGGAGCATAACCATTGGTTCAAGCGTCCACGTTATGTGCCTATACCAGGAAGACAAGAAGGAACTTCTGAACATATTACCAGAAAACAAAGTCACCACTTGTGATGAAGGTCAAGGAGTTTCAGTGGATGAAGTTTTATTCGTCATTCCTCTAAGAGCAGCCAATCTACATCTCGAGAAATGCTATTTGAATGTTGGCGACACAAGACACAAGAAGAAGATCACTATTGTCACCGACATCGAATCTTTAACGAGCCTCTTTAATCCTCCTCCTCCAATCTCATCCAGCACCACAGCCCCTGATGACACCATTCCTCCCTTCACCCCAACAGTTTTACCTCCACCAATTCTGAAGCCAGTCCTGTCGCCAGTCAACAACCCAACTCCTGTGTCTGAGCCTCCACCATTAGTTTCACTTCCAATTGTTCCTAGTCCGGTCATTTGCATTCCTCTAGATGATTTCTTAATCATACCTCATTGCTTCCCAATCGAAAGTCCCCTCTTGAACTTGTTGGAAAACACTATCACTGATGTTGCTAATACCAACAGAATTGATGATTGTTACACCATCGATTATGAAAGCGAGGTTGTTAAGCACGTCAGAAGGAAACTCGATTTTGCGAAGACTGCGCCAATAACTTTGCCCACAGCCAACTTCGTCGAGATAATACACGATTCTGAGTGCTCTGAAGATGATCTTGATGTAGACGATTACGAACTCATATTTGAAGAAACCTTCGGTTCGACGTCCTCATTCGTTCTTGAGCATAGCCACCTCCATGAGATGAAGCACATTGGAATCAACCCAACGTTCCCAAAGATCCTCTATTTCGTGAGCCCATCACTTTCCGCAATTGAGTTTGACAAGTCCGCATACTCAGAGTTCAGAAGGTCTGTCAAACCGATGAAATCATCAGGCTTCTCAAGGATCGAGAGTTTCGCTACTGGTTCTGCCTACAACCACGAGTACGATTACAAAACTTCCCCAGCAGCAACCGGCATTGACAACTATCATGTTCAAGTAGTCGGCACTTTGGAAGGAAAATTTGTTGAGCGTGATGGCAAAGGTGAAGCAATCATAAACATCCCAGCCTCAGGTGACGTCGTGGCCATGAACGGTGCTGATGTTTCCGTTATTGGAGATCTTAAAACTCTCCAGTGCAGTAGGAGTCTAGCTTATGATCTCCCAGTTCAGACAGATTGCACTCTTCAGGCGTCAATCCTCGCCATAAACGAGAATGTTATGGCCACTGGTCATCATGATGATGCTATAACGTCAGAACATGTCAAAGGTTACATAATCACTGACTTCGACTCTGCTGGTTTGATTTCCTACAAATCAAGGGCTTTCGAAATACCTGATGACACCGTTCAAGATGCAAATGGATTCCACGAATACCATGGTTCGGCCATACAACAAAGTGCCGGGTCAGCTGAAACTGCCGCCACATTCACTGGCAGATTGGGCAAGAAGGTCAAGAAACTCACGGAAACCCAGGAAAAAGACATTGTCAAGAAACTTGAAGATTCAATGTTCAAATTCTTACCAACTTTAGAGGAAATCGCCGAAACTGATATCGACCAGCTCATGACCAGATGCGTCCTTGATGCCTTCCTGAAGATGGACATGAAATCTCAAACACTCATGAAAGAAGCCTTCAATGAGAATGATCATATCGCCCTCGAAGATTACAAAGTCAGCGGATTCAACAAGACGCAATGGAAAGGCAAGCTCTTCTACAACTTATCATTCAAAGTTGGCCAGTGCATTGCACAACATTCAAAGACCAAGAACATGGTACTCAAATTCCATTGCTACGTTGTAGACAACATCCTCCGCAACTTCAGAGGAAAAGGTTATCTTTATGCATCAGGGAAAGCCGACGCTGAGATTCAGAAAGAGATCGATGAAATCTTGCAACAGTGCACAGCGATGTTCCTCAAGTTTGGCGAGAATGACTTCACAGAGTTTGATTCGACTCAAAATCAGCTCATGCCACTCCTGTGTCTCAAGATTCTCCAATACTATTCTGGCATGCAAACGCCACTGATGGAGACTTATCGGAACCAGCTGGCTGCCAGGATGATAGACATTCCTGGAGTCATAAAGATGCTCGTCGAGTGGATGAAGGATTCAGGTGAAGTTGCAACTTTGCTTTTCAACACCATCTGGAACACAGTCTGGGTCTCTTTCATTCTAGACATCAAAGGCATCGTTCTCGGAGCCTTCAAAGGTGATGACAGCGCGATAGTTGCAGAAGACATCAAGATCAACAAGACCAATATGGAATTGCTTGAAAGCTGTGGACTTAAGACCAAACTCTTTATCTCAGAAAGCCATTGCTCATTCACCGACATGGTTCTATGTAGAGAGGGATGCGTTCTGGACGTTTGTCGTAGAGGTTCGAAGGTTCTTTCGAAAACCTTCAAACCTCGCGACGACCAAGCCAAGAAGCAAATGATGGAATCCGTCAGCGACATTATTGGCTCTAGAGTCATTAATTTCGCTGGGCAAATTAAGTGTGAAAGGATTTGTGGGCAAGTTTTCGGTGTAGAACTCTCCCACAACTTCATGAACGCTCTCATTTGCATTGCCAAAGGAAAATTTGGCTCCGAATTCTACTCAGACAAGACCCTCAACATAGTTTTCTCTAAAAATCTTAAAGAGGATAATTAGTTCGTTTACAGATAATCATTTCAACTTTTCCTTATTTTCCAAGATGACAACCATCAATGATGACTCACAAGCATCAGCTGAAGTCAAACCAGCGCCACTCTCGTCCAGCAATCTTCAAATCGCTGGCGAATCTGGTTCTCGCTGGTATGATTTCAGTGAAGCTGCAAGGATATCTTCCGCAGTTTGGGATCGAACAATTTCTAATACTGATGATTATCGATACGGTGAAGTTCTTTTTGCTGTTAACTCTAATCCTGCGATCCAACCTGACTCGAGTCTTCCTGCAACTATGTCTAGCATACTCACCGCAGTCTTCCAACAAATGGTTTTCACTTGCATCACTTATGAGATCATCTGTTCAAAGGGATCCCTCACTAACGCCAAGTTCATTCTGGCTTTCATCCCTGGAATGTCTCTTACAGAATTCGAAGAGCTACCAAGGGCTCAGAGACTCAACGTCTGCGACAGGCAAAGCCAGAAAATTATCTTCTCTCCGAATCCGAATCAAGCTCAAGTTTTGAATGCTTATTGGTCTCATGTTACATCAATCGCCAAGACCGATGAATCCCAGGGCGTCGTTGCTCTCTTGATTTATCAGCAAGTTGTGGCCAACATTGCAGACGGAGGTACCAACGAGATCAGGCTTACATGCCGTATGTCAACTGAAGGTTTGAAGCTCAGATATCCAATGCCTCCAGGCACTACTGATGTTGATAATTCATCTTATTTTGATGACATCAAGAACTTTGAGCCACAAAACCCACAAGAATTCGAAAGAGAATCGCGCTGGGCGGATGTTGTAGAACTGCCCCAAGCCACCTTTAACTCCAATCCAACACCTCTCATGGTGGCAGTGCCATCATTTGCAGCTGACGAAATTCCACTTGAAGACGTCATTAATGCACAAGCTAAGGATGGAACTGAAGTTTATTCAAAGACTGGCTCAGGCGTGTTCACAGAAATCTACAGAAGGACATTTACCGCACGCTCAAACGTAGGTCTCCAAGCACCAGTTTCAACCCATTTCGTCAAATTCGGCCCGATTACTGAAGTTGCCGGCAAACTTGATTTCTTTACAGAGATCCATTATCCATGGATCCAACCAGCAGACTCAGAGATCACTGATTCAACCTTAACAGCTGGAGGAAACATGATCATCCTCATTGTTAATCAGGATACAGGAGAGTCACAAGCCATTAAAGCTGGCACTGGAATCATTTCTACGTTTAAAGACGGCCAAGTTTTCATCCAATTCCCTCATTGCACAACCCTTGAACAGACTCAAAACATTGTCGGTGCTGCAACCATCGTAGGCTCTGTACCACTCCATTTCGATGTACATTGGAACGATCCTTCCATCAATCTTAAGAACACTGACATTCAGAACCTTCCGCAAACACCCGCTGATTCACATACCATCTTCTGGTCTGAACTTCCACCAAAGACCGATCCGGAAGTAGTCGTTGAAGAGATGCTCACAGGCGTAGGCATGCCGGCTATCTGTAACCTCGTCAACCAGATTGGTTCATCACAACAGGACCGGAATCCTGATGAATTGAAGGCTGATTTAGTCATTGGAAATGCTGGTACCAGAGACTTCTTTGAAACTCTTGGTCAAGTCATCCACACCGCAGAACAATACGCACCTCTTTTGCTTTCCTTTCTTAAATCTGCAGATGCGATCGTTGTTGAGGCCACCTCCACCAATCCGATCCACTATGTTCCAACTGGTGGCAAGCAAATCCGGAAATTCGGCCCTCAATCCCTTCAAAAGAGACTCCCTGAGAGAACGCTTCGAACAACTGTGGTCAAGGCTGCTGTAGAAAGAGCTCAAAGGCTCCAATACACCAGAACCATGATCGCTCACTTCGAACATACCGAAAGAAGAAACAGCTCAGCATTGATAAAAGAAATCAATCAAATCAAATCAAAAAGCAAATAGTGGTAATTAATTCTTTTACAAATAATTAATTATGCTTCCTGATATCTTTAACCTTGTTGTTCAATCTAACGTTTTTCCACTCCAAAAAGATCCTAAACGTAAGATTTGGACACTTTATGATCCACGCTCAAACGACATATACAAGTTTGCAATTTCCGACGATAATGTCTACGACCACATCATCATCCACGCCCTCAATCGTCAGTACGCAATCATTAACCATTCCTTCCTCTCCGATATCAATTCCAGATGTCGCGACGGGCTCCGAACAGCGGTCCAGAAATGCCTGGAAAGCTGCGACCCGAAAGGGAAGAGGGTGGCAACGATACTCCTCAGGTCCCTCGGCTAGACCATCTAACGATTTTGCCGAGGAATATGGAATCCATCCAAATGATCAATTCAGAACTCAACATTTTGAAGATAGCATCCAGCGAATTCCAAGCACAAGTGAGACCACAACCCGTCGCGATCGTCTTTCGAGGAACGCCAGGCGCAGGAAAAACACTTCTCATGTGCCGAATGATTGTGAAATGTTTCGAACAGAAAACTTACTTCATGAGTGCATTGGACGACTTCGAGGATGGCATTCTCAATTCGACTGTCGTTGCGATAGACGAGTTTATGCCACACCGACAAGGAGATTCACCGGATCTGGAGAGATTCCTAAGGATGGTCTCGAGTGCACCTTATCGACCGAATTTTGCAAACTTAGAGTTGAAGGGGAAACTAGCATCCCCTCTGATCATAATGTTGACAACAAATCAGAATCTGGACATGATTAATACTTCTTTCTTTTCCGAAGCGATCCGCAGAAGATTCACCATCCAAGTCGTCTTTGACGGCTCAAACATTACCCTAATTAATCGAGGTAAAACCTTTCTTTTTTCGATGCAGAAGTTCCTAGACTTGATTCTAGCAGAACTTCGCATCGTTTCTTTTATTTTTAATAAATTGATTCTTTAACTACTTAATAAGATGGCCCCGATGGCCCCTCACCAAGAGGAC